AAGTATAGAAAAAAGTTTGGTTTAGATTTAGAATTAGAATGGTCACAAGATGGATGTTGTGATTTACTAAGTCAAGATGGTACTGGCTGTTCTTTAGGAGATGAAAGGCCTGTGTTTTGTAAGATGTATCCATTGGAACCAAATAAATCAGGTCGAATCGTGGTTGGTAATTGGGCATATTTACATTGTCCAAAACCACAAGACTATGAATTGGATAAGGTCGAAAATGGTAAGTATCATTATAAATTAATAAAACCACATAAGAATAAACGAGATGAATTAATATTAGAAGACGAGATTGAAAATGTGGTTGAAGAAATTTGGAGACAATCTAAGGAGGCACTTGTTTCAACCTATGGAGAGGAACTTTATGAAAGAATCAAGTTAGACATGAAAAGGACTATTAATCATGACTTTTTTTGATGAAGCAAAATCATTAGTGAAAAGGATGGTTCAACCAAACCAATATGAGTTTGGTGAAATAGATGATTGGATTTCTCATTGTCAATACAAACACGAAGGCTATGATGTAGAATATAATATAAACGAACATGGTTTTCGCTCAGATTCATTTGAGGGTGAGAATGGAATTGTTTTTTTGGGTTGTTCGTTAACCTATGGATACGCGTTACAAGAGTGGGAGACATGGCCTTGGATAGTTGGAAAACATTTTCAAACCAAAGTTTGGAACCTATCTATGACGGGCCATGGAGATGATGCAAGTTTTATTGTTGCACAGAAATGGATACCTAAGTTAAAACCAAAACTCGTATGTATGTTAACACCACCACCCGGTAGATATGTATTCTTTCACGCCCCATTTGAGGATACAACTCTTTGGCAGGTAGTTCAAGAGAAAAAAAAGAAAAAAATAAAATACCCATTTCTTTTTAGTAAGGAGCAGATGTATATACAAAGTTTAAAAAATATTTTAGCGATAAAGTCTATATGTGACTCTTTTGAAATACCATTCATTTCAAAATCAGCAGATATAATTGGAAAAGATGGACTCATGAAAAAATTTCGAAAAAAGATTGATATGGCAAAAGATGGTCTACATCCCGGTGTGAAATGGCAAGGAAAGATGGCTAATAAATTCATTAATCAAATTAATAAGGATAAAATTTGTATTTAGATTACTTTGATAAATTTTACAACATGAAACCTTACCTTGAAATAAATGAAAAGGAATGGGAGTACATAAAAGAAACATTTGATAAGGAAGATGTCAAAGAAAGTCTGGCAAAAGTCGCTATGACTTATCCACTACCATATCCCAATCTTACAGAAAAAACAGCTTACAAGGACTTCATGAAACTCAAAGGTATGAAGTGGAACGAGATTATGGTCGAAGGTGATTGGTATGCAAGGGAAGGCACACAATATACCTACGATTTAAAATACGATGGTAAACCATTATATTTTAGAAGACTAAACGCTGGTAACACGGCAAGTAATTACTTTCAAATAAAAAATAGGTGGAGTGTTGATGGTTCAGTTTCACCTGGCCCAAAGAGAACTTGGGAAAATGAAAAGTTCATGACAACACTTATGGGAAGTGCATACTCATTGAAAATGCCTAAGATTACTAAGAATATATTGAGAACAATGATTGGATTGAGAAAGTATATTTGTTCTCAATTCAAACCTAATGTTGCAAAAATTATATATGATATGTTTGAGGCTGAAACTATACTTGATTTTTCAATGGGTTGGGGTGATAGATTAGCAGGATTTTACGCAAGTGAATATGGAAAACACTATGTCGGTTTAGACCCAAGAAAGGAGAACCATCCTATCTATGAAGAACAATCAAAGTTTTACCAAAAACACTTAGGTTTCTTCGAACACGAGAGGAAGTGTGATTTCCATTGTAGTCCAGCAGAAGACTTTGATTTCGACCCACTTCATGAATACTTTGACTTGGTGTTTACGAGTCCACCATACTTTAGCGTGGAGCGTTATAGTTACGATGATACACAAAGTTGGGTGAGATACAAGGACATAGACGATTGGAACAAAGATTTCTTACATTCGACCTTGGGTAAACTTTGGAGTAGTGTTAAGAAAGGTGGTTATGTATTGATTAATATAAGTGATGTCTATTCCAACGCGAAGTGGAGTACCGACAGAGGTTGGTTAGAGATTTGTAATCCTATGAATGACTATTTATCGAAACTCGGAACCTATCAAGGTTGTATTGGTATGGAGATGGCTAAGAGACCAAATAGTGGTGGAGCGGGAACAGCAAAAAGTTATGAAGGTTCCGTTTGGACGGAAAAGTCACTTGAGAACAAAGAAGATAAGAAATTTGGAGAACCGATTTGGGTATGGAAAAAATAACAGATTACTTCAAAAAGTTCTACAATATGGAACCATACCTATTTATTGATGAAAAGGAATGGAAGTATATTTTAGATACATATGAAAAGGATGATGTGATTGAGGAGTTATCAAAGGCTCTCCACACATATCCATGTCCGATACCTGAGATATCAGAGAAGGAAACTCTTAAAAGTTTGAACCGATTGAAAGGTGTGAAGTGGCCTGATTTACTCATCGAAGGTAAATGGTTTCCAAGAAACGAAAGGGATACGAGATACGAACTAACACCAAAGTATTTCAAACGAGACAATAAAGGAAATAATGCTTCCAATCCGTTTCACATAGAGACGAGGTGGAAGGTGGATTGGACGAGGATGCCAAGTGGATGGAAAACATGGCAGACTGTCAAAGGAATAAAAACTATTGTGAGGGCCTTTTATACTTTGGATAAGGTGTTATTAAAGGTTGATTTACAATCCATACGGATGGCAACAACATTGAGAAAGTATGTGGCATCACAATTCAAACCAAGTATAGCAAAGGCATTTTATGACTATTTTGGAAGTGTTAATGTACTCGACTTTAGTGCTGGTTGGGGTGATAGGTTGGCTGGGTTTTATTGTGGAGAGACAACAAAATCATTCGTTGGGATTGACCCCAACTCCACAAACCATCCAAACTATAAAAGACAAGTTGAGTTTTACAAAAAACATCAAACATTCTTTGAAGAAGAAAAAGAAGTAAAGTTAATTTGTAGTCCAGCAGAAGATGTGGATTATTCCGATTATGAAAACTATTTCGATACAATATTTACATCACCACCTTACTTTGATGTGGAGAAATATAGTGATGAGGAAACACAGAGTTACAAGAGATATACTACAATCGATAGTTGGAATAAAAACTTTCTACACAAAACAATCGGAAAATTAATCCCTACTTTAAAACAAGGTGGTATATTGGCCGTCAACATAGCAGATGTTTATCATGAGTCTGTAAAAGGTTATGTAGATATTACAAATTCTATGAATGACTACATAAAATCACAAGGACTAAATTATGAAGGTTGTATTGGTATGGAGATGACTAAACGATTCAATTCTGCAGGAGCTGGTAAGGGTGTGAGTGATTATTATTCTGATGAACTTAAAGAGAAGGCTAAAGAAACCGAAAACATAGCCTTTGGAGAACCGATTTGGATATGGAAAAAAGTGTAAATGGACTTTGGATAGGTGAATCTCTATCTACACTTCAAATTATCAGTATAAACTCTTGGATTAAAAATGATTTCGAATTTAATCTATATACATATCAAGATATAAATAACATACCATCTAATGTAAATTTAAAAGATGCTAATGATATAATACATGAAGATAAAATATTCCGATATAAAGATACTGGTCATATAATAAATGGAAAACCATTTGGTGAAGGAAGTGTGGCTGGATTTTCAGATTGGTTTCGTGCAACATTATTATATCAACAAGGTGGTATTTGGGTGGACATGGATGTGGTTTGTCTTCAACCATTCAATATTCAAGATGATTACTTTTTTGTGAAACAAAATCATGTAGGAAGTGAATTGTCAATAGCAACTTGTTTTATCTATGTAAAAGAAAAAAAGTCAAAAGTCTTCGAAGATTGGTTAGATAGAATAGGGAATTTAGGTGATAGACTACAAGATATTTCTTGGGGTGATATTGGGCCTGATATGTTAACTGATATAGTAAAGGATAAATCATTGTATTATTTTGTTCAGAATAAAAAAACATTTTGTCCAATCGATTATCAAGATTACCATAAGATATGGACAGAAGATTTAGATTTAAAGGATTCATTTGGAATTCATTTATGGAACGCGATGTGGGAACAATATGAAATAGACAAAGAGGGTAATTATACGGATTCTTTTTTTGACAAACTTAAAAGATTGTATTTATGAAATATCTTTTTGTAATTTATACCGATTCAGAATACAGGCAACACTTAGATTATTTTAAGAGTCAGAAGTTCTATAGAGATATATCATCAGATTCCAATATAGAGGTAATTGAGTGGGGTGGAGATTACCATACTGATTATCAAGATTTACCATCCAAGACTCAGAAGATGATGAAGTGGTGTGGTGAAAATAAGGATTATGATTACCTAATAAAATGTGATGATACTATATTCAATGATACTTGGGATTTTTATCAATCAAAAATGACATATAAAAATTTATTTGAAAATGAAAGGGATGGATTTTGTTATAGTTTTGATAGGTGGGATAAAAGAGTTTGGAGAAAAGTAGGAGAGTACAACAACGAACACTATTGGGGTATTCACTATTTAGAGCCTCTCAGTAAGGAAATATGGGATATTTACTTTGAAGGTCATTACAAAGATAAGTTCCAATACGACATGAGTGTAATAAAAACCGATATACCATTTTATGAAGGAAAATTCTATATGGTATCAAAAGATTTCAGTATATTTATTGGTGAACAAGAAAATTTGGCAAGAACTTTATGTAAGAAGTTTCCTGTTGAAGATTTAATGGTTGGTTACCTAGCACAAGGATTTTAATGAATAATATAAATAATTTTCATACTAATGGTTACGATATTCTCAGTAATGAAGTTCCTCGTGAAACAATAGACTATTTAAAATCATACACTTTGGAATTGAAGAATAGAATGATTTCGAATCCAAAATTTGAAACGGATACCAAACCTAATGGTTCAGGTGTCTATGGTAGATTTCATGATATGGCATCATCGTCACCATTGGCCGATGATAGTGAAAACAAAAAATTATTTAATGTTTATACATCACAACTTATGTATGAAATATGTAAATTTTATTTGATGAGAGATAAAATTTATTTATTTAATGACCAAGTGGTGGTCAAACTTCCTAATGAAGAATTTTCTTTCGAACCACATAGAGATAATCAATTCGGCCCCTTTCCAAATAGATGGGATTTAAAGACATTGAATTGTATGATTGTCTTGGATGACATAGATGATGACAATGGTGGATTCAAGGTCAAAAATAGAAATACATTACAATGGGATGATTTAAAGTTACTTCAAGGTGATGTGTTGGTTATGGATGGTAATACATTTCATCAATCAGGTAAAAACAACTCCAACTTACCTCGTAGAGTTTACATAGGTCATTATTCAACTGAGCCGATTGGTGAGAATTTTCAAAAGGGATATTATTACAAAAGGTTTTATGGTGAACACTCAAAGATTTAATTCAAACAAAAATTGGTGGGCATACAATGGACAAGCCAATAGTCCATTTATGGGGTTGACGCATTTGATAAATGATTTGGTTGAACATTTCAAAGACCAGCAGCATTCTAAAAAGATGATTGAAATTGGTTCCTACATGGGAGAATCAACTTTTTTATTTGGATGTTCGGGTATCTTTCACGAAATAAATGCCATAGACCCACATGAAGGTGAAGAACCATTCAACGATGATTTCGATATCACTTGGGATAAAGTAAAAAAAGAATTTCGTACCAACATAAGAAATTTTGATGGAATTATACATTGGGAAGCTTTTAGTGAAGATGTTGTAGATAAATTTGAAGATGATATAGATTTTATTTATATTGATGCAAACCATTCATATCAAAGTGTAAAGAAAGATTTACAACTATATTTACCAAAGATTAAAGTCAATGGTGTGATAGGCGGTCATGATTATGTTGAGCCATGGACTGGTGTGATAGATGCTGTCAACGAAGCATTAGGAAAACCTGACATGGTTTATATTGATGGTAGTTGGATAAAATATTTATGAGTAAAGTATACATAACCACTTGTGCTACTTTAGACACGGAAGTATTTTATCATTGGTTAAAATATTATAGTGATAAAGTAGATGACTTTTTTATCAATCTTTGGGGTGATTCAAATATAATCAACTTTGAGGAAATAATTTCTATAATGAAAGAGTTTGGTATTGAAACTTTTGGTGACCATCGAGATAGAAATACATTCAATGAAGAATATAAAACAAGTATATTCAACAGTACAATATCAACAAAACCAAATGATTGGTGGATACCGATAGATTGTGATGAGTTTATTCATTTTGATGGTGATGTGAAAAAGGAAATTCAATATAATGAAAAAAATAACTATGATTATGTTTTCGGGCTACTCTTGGATAGAATTTCCAAAGATGGTAAAATGTATGATTTGGGATTTAATGATAATATATTTGACAGATTTCCGTTGGTTGGAAATGTTGCAATGGTTTTAAAAGGTTATGAAAGTTGGTTAGATAAGGTATCATTAACAAAAGGTTATGTAAAACTAATAAATGGTTTACATGGAATTAACAATATCAATAAAGATAAAATATCCGATAAAATCCTACAACATCACCACTTTAAGTGGACATCAAATACATTAGAAAATGTAAAATTGCAATGTCAAGGATTAGAAAAAAATAATCATGGTTGGTTTATAGAATATGAAAACTTATTAAACTATTTAGATGAAAATAATGGAATCGATATCAATAACGCAGAATTTTTATTATCTGAGTGGAATGGTAAGTATTTATATTGGGATGACTTTTTACAACTTGATAAAGAAATAAAGACTTCAAAACAATATCCAAATAAAAATAATATATGGCACAGAAATTAAAAAAAGTTTTAGTTACTCTAGCTGATGAAAAATATCTACCAATGGTAAAGTCGTTGGTAAATGGTGCTAAACAAGTCGGTGAATGGGATGGTGATTTTGTAACTATCAATAATGAATCTGAATTTTGGGAACCATTGAAGGGAAATCCCTCAATACATTTCTACAAAATTTTTCTTTTTCATGAGTATTTCAAACAATGGGATTGGATTTTCTATTGTGATTTAGATATTATGTTTACAGGTAAAATCGATTTGAAACTTGAAAGTAGAGACCCTAACTTTATCTATGCCAATGATGATGATTTAACATTTGGTGAACAATTTGAAACCATTCCACCAAGTCTAAGATTTCGTGAAGATAAAAGAGCTTTCCAAAATTGTTTTAATCTATTCAATAGTAAAATGATTGATGAGGATTACTTTCAAAAATTGGTAAATGATTTAGAATTATTTGAAAAATATACACATCCTTTGAATAAAGAACAAGGTATATTCAACAATGTATTTTATGGAAAATGGAAAGAACTTGGTAATGAATTTGTAAATAGATGTCCTGTATTGAATGAAGTAGATTGGGATATTACGAAGTTGAAAAATGGCTACTATGATGAGAATGATTATACTGATAAAACTGCAGTACACTTTTTTCAATTCTTTCCACCTTGGGACGAGAACAACTTAAGATTCTATCCTTTGTGGAAAGAATTAATGGAAGATGGTTTCAAAGTTGATATGTCAGATGGACAACATAAATATGACCACCCAAACGGACAAACTTGGCAAAAATACGAAATTATAAATGGACAACCACATGGTGAATGGTCTCACTTTTTTCCTAATGGTAAGTTTAGTGAGCAAAAATTTTATTTTGGTGGGAAAAAGGTCGGGTGTTGGAAAACATATCATGAAAATGGAAAACAATGGTCAGAAGATAATTACCAAGATAATAAGAAAGAAGGAATTTCCCAAAAATGGAGATGGGATGGAGTAATTGAATTTTCAGGTCATTACAAAAATGACAAAAAGAATGGAAATTGGAAATATTATTATGAAAATGGATTGGTAGAAAACGCTGGTAATTATGAGGATGGAAATCGTCATGGAGAGTGGAAAAGGTGGTTAGATAGCGGTGAACTATATAATAGCAAAACTTATACTGATGGAAGATTAGATGGTGAATACACTCAGTACAATTTAAATGGTAATGTTTCAATGAAAGGTAATTATAAAGACGATAAAAAACATGGAAAATGGTTTGATTACGATGAAAATGGAAACAATACAATTGAGTACAATTATAAAAATGGTAAATTGGATGGAGATAAAATACATTTCTATCCAAATAGTGATAAACCTGCTAAAGTAGAAACTTACGAAAATGGACTAATTTTTAAAGTTGTAATTTATAAAGAAAATAGTGGTGAAGTACTTAGTGAATTTAACTACCTAACTCATCAAAAGAGAATGATTAATTATAGTGAAGGTTCAGACATTAAGCAATATGAATTTAATTATGTTGGAGATGTAAAGAACGGAATATATAAAAGGTATTCTGATGATGGTTTAGAATTAGTTGTTGGACAATACGAAAACAATAAAAAAGTCGGAGAGTGGATATCAAAATTTGATGATGGTAATTTAAGAAAAAAACAAAATTATCAAGATGGATATTTACACGGAGAATACGAGGAATATCATCCGAATGGTGGTAAATGGAAAGTTTGTAAATATAAAAATGGCTCTTTAGATGGACTATTCTTAACTTATCATAGTAATGGTAAATTATTTTCATCGGTCAACTATTCCGAATCCAAGATAATCGGAAAATACGAAACATTTCATCCTGATGGACAAAAAAAATCTTTGAGTGAATATAAAAATGGTAGAAAAAATGGATTATGGGAAGAGTGGTATATTAATGAACAGATTAAAACATCTAAGGTATACGATAATAACAAACTTGAAGGTAAGTTTGAAGAGTGGTTCCGTAATGGAGTGAAAAGGTCAGAGGGTGAAATGAAGAATCACAAGATGACTGGTGATTGGACATTTTGGTATCAAAATGGTAATAAGCAAATGGAGAGTGAATTCGAAAACGGCAAAGCAGTTGGAGTTGTTAAGATATATCATGATAACGGAAAAATCAAAGGTGAGGTTGAGTTATGATTAGTTTTATTTTACCATTCATGACTAAGGAAAAAGATAGATTCTTAAATATTAATAGTGGATTTGAAGATTCGAATACTTCAAATGTAATTTATTCCACTATGAAAACTATAAAAAATATAAACTCACTTTCATGTGAAAAAGAAATAATTTTAGTTGATAATAGTCACACTTGGTCAGACATTGAACTACCAAATGTTAAGGTTGTGAAAGGTTGGCAAGCCTACACGAGTGAAGAACTACGAAATATACCTGAGTTTATGAATCATAGAAATCATAAATTAAGTTTGGATAATATCGGCTGTGATACAATGTGGGCTTCAATGGCATTTCATGTAGGTATACAAGAATCCAAAGGAGAGTACATTGTACTACAACACAATGATACATTTTATCATCAAGATTGTCTTGACGATATGATAAAGAAAATGAACGAGGAAGACTTAGAATACATTTCAGTTGATAATAAAAAAATATGGATTTCAACTTATCTTGAGAATCAAGAGTTATTAGATAATTTTTTAGAACAACCAGTAGAATTTATGCCGGATAATGGTGGGTATGTCAAAACAAAAAAAATCGGAGTTAGTGATGCGTACTTTTTCCTAACTAAGAGAGATTTCTTTTATAATTATAATGTAGACTGGCACTATGGAGATACCAATCATGGGGCAACAATGTATTGTTTATATAATGATTTGAAATATCTTCATTTAGGGCCATACTACGATAATCCCAATTGGGAAACTGAAGATACTTTACATACATATTATTATAATGATAAACCATTCTTGACTCACCTAAAAGGTGGATTCTCCGAAAACAAAATGTCTTCAGAAATATTCGAATTTGAATTTAAAAAATACTTAGAGGAATTAGAAAATGCAAAATAAACACACACTTTGGGTTGAAAGATACAGGCCTAAAACTCTCGATACTTACATTGGAAATGAACAATTAAAAAGTAAGGTCAAGGTTTATCTTGAGAGTGGTGACCTTCCACATCTATTATTATTTGGAAAGGCTGGTACTGGAAAAACTACTCTTGCCAAGTTACTTGTAAATAATATAGATTGTGATTATTTGTACATCAACGCCTCGGATGAAAACAATGTGGAAACCGTCAGAAGTAAGGTCAAGAACTTCGCCTCCACAATGGGATTCAAGGATTACAAGGTTATTATCTTGGATGAGTGTGACTACATCACTCCAAACGCTCAAGCAGCTCTTCGTAACCTTATGGAGACTTTCTCTAAACATTGTAGATTTATCTTGACTTGTAATTTTGTAGAGAGAATCATCGACCCAATACAAAGTCGTTGCCAATCTTTTCAAGTGATACCACCGAATAAAAATGATGTAGCTAAACATCTACATAATATACTCACAGATGAAGGTGTGAGTTATGAAAGAGAAGACTTGGGAATATTGGTTAATAGTGGATATCCTGACATCAGAAGAGTCATAAATGGAGCACAGAGACAATCTTATAATGGTAAGTTGAGTATTGATAAACAAAGTATTGTTGAGAATGATTACAAAATGAAGTTATTGGATATACTTCAAACTCAAGATAGAAAAAACGCTTTCAAGAATATTCGTCAGTTGATAGCTGATTCAAAAGTTACAGACTTTGCTGATTTATTTAGGTTGTTATACGATGAGGTTGATTCATATGGTAAAGGTCATGTGGCAGATTGTATATTGATTATAGCCAAGTATGAGTTAAGTGACTCACAAGTTGTTGATAAAGAAATAAACGCCATGGCCATGTTGATTGAGATATTATCAGTTGTGAAATGATAATTTTACAAGGTGGGTTCCAAATACCCATATCATCTAAATGTAATCTTCATTGTAAGAATTGTGGATTTATAGATTACAATATGACAGGTCTTTCTACGGCAGAAAAAAACATGGACTTGAATGATATCATCTACCTTGATAAAAAAATCACAGATATGAATTTATGTCTATCTGAGATTGAATTGTTTGGTGGGGAACCAACTATAAACCCAAACTTCCGAGAGATTGTTGAGTACCTCGAAACAAGAAGGGGTATATTTTTCAGTCGATTGAATATAACAACAAATGCTCTTAATATGACTAAAGATGTCATTGAATCATTACGAAAGATTGATAAGATTGACATATCTGCATATCCCATACAAGATAATTCATTAGAAGATTTCACACAGATATTTGAATCCAGCCAACTATATAAAATACTAAGTGAATCAGTAAATGAAATTAATATTCATTGGCAAAAAGAATTTGATTATGATGTTACCGACATGAATTTACCAAAGGATGCAGATATAAAATCTATTTTTTACCATTGTTATCAGCAGAAAATGTGTCGAGTTATGACATTTGATGGTATTTATAGATGTAATGCTATCCATCATGTGAAAAAAGAAATTTATCCGTATGATAAAGAAATTCTTATTGAAAATTTTGTGACACTCAAAAACCAACCATTGGATTATTGTAAAGATTGTGCAGTTGCCAAAGCAATATATTTAGACTCGTTAGGTAAATCAAGTCTATATAAGAGAGAATGGAAAAGTAATAATAGTTTAATTGATAAATCCGTATACAAACGAGGTTTGAAACTAATTCAACAATATGATTAAAGGTTATGTAATTCAAATATCATCCAATAAGCTGAGTAAAGAATCCGCAGAAAAGACTATCGAATCTGCTGGAGACATAGGTAAAATAGATGTAGAGCCTTTTGAAGGTATACACAAAAAAGATTCAATAGAAATTAATAAAAACCTTAATTTCAATTTGATAGACGAAGAACATTTATGGACAAATATAGGAAACAAAGAATCTATACTCGGATGTTTTTTAAGTCATTATAACTTATGGATGAGGTGTGTAAAATCAAATGAAAAAATAATGATTTTAGAACATGATGTCGTTTTTACTGATAGATTCATTGAACATAATTTTGAAGGAGTCATCAATTACGGAGCCCCTTTATGGGAAACTTCTTTAAAAAAAAGTAATTTTGATTTCGATAAAATACATGAAAAAAGAAATAGAAAGGGGTTGTATAAAAGATTTTGTGATTGTGAAAAGATAGAGAATCAAGAATGTTATTGTCAAGAATATTATTTACATGGAGCACATTGTTACACAATAACACCAAAGGCAGCATCAGAACTTATAAAAAAGGCAAGTATGATAGGTATTGTTCCAGCTGATTTACATATCAACCGATACAACATTGATATAGCCGATGTTCACCCTTATTGTTCTTATCAAAACCAAACATTTTCACTTATACAAAAACGAACAGAAATTCAACCTTGGTATGATGATGAATCTTTTAAATGTGAGGAAAAGGCATGGATGTTATAAAACAACATACAAATAAATTTCACGATAGTATAAAATTTCAACTTGAAAAGTACATGAGTGCTGATAATCATTATGTATTGGTCAAATTGTCTAACATCAAAAAGGACGATAAGATTTACCTGACAGAAATTGACACGGCCATTTCTGTAAATGAGTGGTCTTTATCCTCTATTGATATGTCAGATTTTTTAAAAGAATACAAAGATAAAAAAATTTACTATTGGACATTCTCAGGTCAAAGTTCTAAACCTCTATTCGAAACTCATGATAATGTGGTGTTCAAAAATGTATCAGATTATTCTTACTTAACAATAGATGAAAATGAACAAGTGATTAATGTTCAACAATTTTTTGCGAAAAACTTTTCGTTTATAGAACATCTTTCTACCAACAAAAAGTGGACAAGAGATTTCTTGAATCACACGATGACCTTTCCAAAAGAAATCAAAGATATACACGACATAGATACAAATAATGGACAGCCTGATTTTGTGTGTAAGGATGTTGAGGTTGATTCAGGCCAAGGTCTATATCTATTTAATAAGGAAGATTATGATGAAGATTTATTTAAAGATATGTATTGTGAACAATTTATAAATTCAAATCATCACTTCAACACTTATCATTTGTGTGGAAAAAAAAGATGTTATGATATAACTAATTATGAAAATTTCAAATATCTTGAAGTTCCACCTATCAAGACACATAGAAAAAAAATAAATTTAGATAATAAATGGAATAAAAAATTTAAATCTAATTATGAAAGCTTTTACCATACATCTCATGAATATCAATAAATTATACTATGTCAACCTTGATAGGAGAACTGATAGAAAACAGAAAATGGAATTCCAAATCAATTCAATAGATTGTCTTAAAAGTATGGAAAGATATCCAGCTGTAGATTGGAAAGATATTGATTTTGAAAACGAAGTTTTACTTGATAGGTTGTATACAAAAAAAGAAAAGGGTTATAAGTTGGGTATTTCACTTACACCAGGTGCAGTTGGATTACACCATTCTTTCGGCGAAATATATAAAAAAAACTTGTTTAACAATTATGGTAACATACTTATATGTGAAGATGATGTAGTATTCGTAGATGGATTTGACGAAAAATTTAATGAATCATTAAAACATATACCTAATGATTGGGACATGGTTCACTTTGGTTATATAAAATCAGATTTAGTAATTAAAGAAAAAGTAAATAATTATTTCTCTACCTATGACTATAAACCAGGTAATCAATGCTTTATGGTCAACAAAAAGGCATGTGAAGTATTCTTACAATATATGACTCATCCAAAAATGGCAGTAGATTCAGATATGACACATCGAATTGTAAGAAAGGGATTGTTGAAAGGTTATATTTCAAATGAAAGATTAGCTTACCAAAGAAATCCTCAAGATTCAGATACGGTACCTCATGACTTTGGTGAATTTTACTATGAATAAATTATTAGATAAATGTAGAATTGGTTATAGATTCGGAAAAATTACACCTGATAAAAGATATTGGTTATGTTGTGGTCCTGTTAGTAGTATAGGAAGTTGGGATGAAGATGGAACATTTAAGGAATTTTGGAAGTCTCAGAAATATCAAGATATTAGAGATGTCTTACAAAATGATTATGAAATGTTTGAAGAAATCGAATCTTGTAGATATTGTCCGCACTATGTTGTAGAAAAAAATTGGGATAGTTATCACGGAGATATAAATACTAATGGAAGTCCAAATCAAGGCCCGAAGGAATTTCAATTCGAAGTTGGTAATCCTTGTAATCACCGATGTGATTTTTGTTGGCATTGGTCTAAATCACTTTTGGAAATAGGACATCCTAATCCTGATTGGAAAGAGTGGTCAAAACAATTTATCGAATGGGATGTGTTCAAATCAATAATCGATGACCTTGAAGAATTAGGTGGATGCAAGGTGATATCGATTAGTGGGGGTGGAGAACCATTTGTTTTAAAAGACATGATGAAGATGTTGGGTTATGTTAAGAGTAAAAAGTTTGAATTAAAATTATTCACGAATTTTTCCATAATATCGAATGATGATATCAAAAAATTAGTTGAGATGGAAATAGACCAATTGGATATTAATATTTCAGCTGGTACGAGAGAGACTTACTCCGACTTGAGAGGGGTAAAACCAAAAGAATGGGATAAACTCTTAGAAAGGTTGAGATACTTAGGAGAATTAAAAAGTAATAAAACATTTGTGAAGTATGTAAATATCTTGACCAAGAACAACATAGAAGAGGTCGAAGAAATTTTTTCCATAAGTAAAGATGTGAAAATTGATATGATAGATTTTCGAGTAATGACTGCTCATCCACTTTATGATAAGTTAATACCAACAGAAAATCAAGTAAATAAATTTGTTAAAAGTGTTCCAATATTATCTAAAAAATATAATGTAAATTATTGGAATGAATTAGAATATGTAAGGAGTTAAAATGTACTTTGAAGCAACAGTAGTATTTATTGAAGAAATACAAACAAAAAATGGTGTAAAAGAAAAAAAAGTTAGACGGAGTTATTTGGTCGAATGTGATTCGGTTAGTGTCGCCGAGGCAAAAGTTAACGAATTTGTCAAAGATTCACCATTTATTTTTGAAACAATATTGGTAAAACAATCAAAAATAGTAGATGTCATCGAATAATATTTGTTTAGAAATAGCAAATCATTTTATTAAAGAAAAATACTTCAACGAAAAGAATAATAATTGTGGTACTTTAGTTGGGTTTGATTGGGTGGAAGATAATCTATGTGATATCAATACCAACTTACTATTATCTGATAATGAAATAAGTTCAATAGACTTTAATAGTCTTTCCTCATTTTTTGACAAAAACAATTTTGATAGGGTTTTAGGAATTCGTACAGACTTCGATAATATGACCAATCCGTCAAAAAAATGGACTCAAAAATTAGTTGATAGTCTTTACGAAAATAATATTTCTTATGATGAATATTTGATTAGAGATTGGCCATTTATTATTCCTAAGTTTGATATTTCAAAAAATGTTTTTATACTTAGATATGGATTCGATGAAAATAATAAAGTTGATTACTTTGCAAAGTTTCGAAATAAATTTTCTGATTTTATAGAAAATAGTAAATGGAAAAAAATTTATAAAAAAAATGATACCGATTACAAGAAAAGAATAATCGTTCTATGTAGTGATATCGGTACAAAATTAATAACGAAAAGGTAAATGAAAATGGAAAGACATTGGGGTGAGAGAAAATCACCAAAGAAAGCTGGAACAACTAATACTGAAAAACATATTACGGTTCAAGATAATAAAATTTATTATTATTCAGGCGTAACAAGGGAAAGTTGTTCTGAATTGAATAAAAAAATTGGTGAACTCGAAGGTAAGTATCTTGGAACGGCTCAAAGTTTAGGAATTGACCCACCAACAATTAAATTGATGATTAATTCAGGTGGTGGAAGTGTAGTAAGTGGAATAGCTTCTATGGATACGATACTTAGAACCAAAGTTCCTGTCCACACATATGTTGACGGATTCTCGGCAAGTGCAGCAACATTTCTATCGGTGGTTGGTGATTATAGATTTATGAGCAGAAATTCATATATGTTGATTCATCAGTTATCAACTCAGTTTTGGGGGACATACTCAAACTTTGAGGATGAAAAACAGAACTTAGACTTGATGATGAAGACTATTAAAAATGTATATAAACAATACACCAAAGTACCAGCAAAAAAACTTGGTGAAATACTCAAACATGATTTACTATGGGACGCTAAAACTTGTAAAGAGTATGGATTAATAGACGAAATAATTTAAGGAGAACAAAATGGCTAAAAGAAAATTTAGACCACAGCCAGGTCAACAACCACAACCTCAACAGGTTCAAGTTGATTTATCACAGGCGGAAACTATGAAATGTGAACATTGTGGAAATATTGTATTCATAAAAGGAACGGTAATTAAAAGACTATCTGCACTTGTAAGTCCAACTGGACAAGAAGCACTTGTACCGATTGAAATATATAGTTGTGGTAATTGTGGTGAAGTTCCTAAAACTATGTTGAAAGATGTAGGATTAGAAGGATTACAAGTCAATAAAAATGAATCAATGGAATTATAAAAATTTCGAAGTATTCGAATCCGAGATAAAAAGTAAAAAAAATCAAACTTGGAATAAATGTGGTGGAGACCAAACAGGTAAGGTAAAGGGTGGATATCGATTTAATGAACTTGGTTTTAGAGGTGATGACATTGAGATATATGAATCATCATCAAAGAAACTACTTACCTTTGGATGTAGCCATACATTAGGTGTAGGAGTTGGTAACGATGAAACTTGGCCTCACATACTTGCAGAAAAAATAAATCATAGTCACATAAACTTTGGAATTCAAGGTTGTTCAAATGATACAATATCAAGAGCAGTTTTAAGTTTTACACAAAGATTTAAACCTAATATTGTTGTTATTCTGTGGACATATCTTCATAGAAGAGAATATGTTAATAAAGATGGTAAAAGGTGTTTTTATAAACCTAATGGAAAATGGGATTTTTGGGATACTAAGGAAGGTAGTAAAATACATGATAAGATTACATTTATACAAAATGATGAATACGACATGGATAATTACTACAGAAATCATATGTTGGTAAGTAGTTTTCTAAAGACTATAGAAGTACCAGTTATTCATTTTAAGATTGAAGATTATAAAATGTATTGGAAAGATTTCGGAGTAGATGGTAATCACGCAGGTGTGGAATCACATCAAGATTTTGTGAGAAAAATTAAACAAAACTATTTATTAAAACAATCCTAATAACAAAGGAGAACAGTGATGACACCACTTAAAAAAACAACAATAGGAATAGCTCTGCTATTTGGGTTATTATCTGCACAGACTCATGTGCAACTTCATTATGACAAAGAACGAGGACACTATACCTCAACTATAGAAATGTTCAGTACCGATGATTTAGGTTCGAACTTTTTCTTTGTTGATTTCGACTACGAAGAAGGTCGTCCAACTTCTGCTGCATATTGGGAAATAGCAAAAATGTTCAATATAGAAAAAACTGGCTTTGGAATCCAATACAATGGTGGATTGAATACTTACGGAAGTTTCGAACCATCGTGGTTAATCGGAATGGAATATCCAGTCAACTTAGGTATCATAGAAGTGATGTCAAGTGGATGGTTGAGACATACTGATTTGTATGGATGGGGATTTCAATATACGGCAGTTTGGTTTAAACCACTCTCAGACAAAATATCATTTACTGGTTTTGCAGATGTATGGAATGATGGACAAACTACAGTTTGGATGACGGAACCACAGATATGGTATAGTTTAGGTAAACTAAGTGTTGGTGGAGAGGTGGAGATAAGTCAAAACTTCGTATATGGTGCTGGTGAGGATATTCAAATAATGCCGACACTCGGTTTAAAATGGGAGTTTTAAAATGAGTAATGAATTATTATTTTTCATACAGATGATTGTTTCACTTTCATTTGTATTGGGGTTATTCAAACTCGGTAAAGAGTATCTCATAGGATATATTGGATTCGCAGTAATCTTATCACAGATATTTGTCAATAAACAATTTGATTTATTCGGTTTAGCGGCAAGTGGTGGTAATGTGATGTATGCATCTTTATTCTTGGCAACAGATTTGCTAAGTGAATGGTATGGTAAGAAGGAAGCCAAACGGGCAGTTAATATAGGATTGTGTTTGTCCGTAATATATTTGGTTCTTTCGCAGTTTATCGTAGCCTATTCACCTAATGGAGCAGATTGGGGTGCCGCAGAATGGTTGGGTGGATTATTCTCATTAAGTCCGTCAATTGTGATTGGAAGTCTTTTAGCTTACGCATGTGCACAATATAATGATGTACATTTGTTTCACAAGTTAAAAGAAAAGTTCGATGGTAAACACCTATGGTTAAGAAACAATGTAAGTACAGCCGTTAGTCAATTCATAGACACATTCATTTTTATTGTGTTTGCGTTTTGGTTAATACCTAACCTAATTGGTCACTCTGATATGCTTCTACCATTAAATGTCATGTTTGAGATATTTATAACCACATACATATTCAAATTATGTGTGGGTGCAATAGACACGGCATTTATTTATGTGAGTAAACATATTTAGGAGTTAACAGATGGCCTCAAACCAAACATATAGTTCAACGGAATTATCAGGACAAGTAACAAAGAGTTTAAAAGATGTAAGTCATTATATCACCGCAAGTGCTGGAGGATGGCCAAATTATAAAGTTGGGTATTTATGTAGCTATGATTTTAATATACAAGATGGATTACCAAAACTTTATGAATTCAATACTAATATTGCTTGTTATTACGATGCACCATTGACTCCAAAAGTAAATGCCTTGACAGATTATTTTTCGAATCAAGGTGTGGATACACTTCATGTTGTCGGAATTAAATATAGTGATAATTTGACTAATCCATCAAATGCTTTTTACAATCATTTGAGTTCAAGTTGTTCACAAAATAATATTTCGTCTTCTTTTATTTTAGAATCTACAGAACCAGATTTTGATTTACCACCTGAACATGCAATACAATCAGGTTCCAATGTCTATACTTTATTCGTAAATACACCTTTTAGATATTCAGAATTTGATGCATTAGTAAGTGGTTCTTATTCTAAAAAAGATTTTCGTGACATCTTATCAAACTCACCATCGTCCTCTTTAATGATAGGTGAATTTGACCCAACATCTTATACTCCTAACAATGATTATCCTGATTATATTGCTAAAATTGATGAAAAGGACGCGACATTATTGAAAGGTAATTGTAGATTTTACACATATGAATCAAGTCATTATACGGCTCTGAGTTCATCCTTAAGTTCATCTTTCGATATGTATGAAAAATATGTCATCGGTAGTGGTAGTAACCCTTCAAGTGGTACATACAACTATTCATACACTTACTCACTTTTACATAGTCATGATGGATTAGTAGATTTGGGATGTGAATCGGTTTCACATAAACTCATACCAAGTTCAAGTAGTGATACCAAGAGATGGGATATTATTGCTGACTTGGAGTTCCGTCATATAGTTGCCACTGGCAGTCAAATCGAAATGTATGATAATTCTAAAAAAGAAGTCGGTAGTCTCCAAGTAGGAGATGTTGTAAAGTCAGTAAATATAACAAGTTTGAAATCACAAAACGATGAATATAGAACTTGGAGTTCTTCTTCACTTTCTGGTAACATCACAGGTTCTAAAGTCACAAGAATAATTTCAAAAACAATCCCTGCATATTATAGACTAAATGACAATTATATATTACCTGACAATATAAGTAGGGTCATGAATGTATCAGGTAGTTCTACTTATAAGTTCGATACATCGTGTGAGTTGGACACCACAAGAAAGTTAATCAAAAAGACAGCAGATAATAACTTTAACCTTTTGGATGTAACTTCATCAAATTATGTCGTTGAGGATAAAGTATTTTATGCGGTTGAACTTGAGGGGGATGATATTTTCTATTCGGATGATTTATTAGTACATTCTTAAAGTTATGAAAAAATTAGAAGTCAAATATTTAGACAAATATTTCGATGTAAAAAGACTCGTTAAGGAAAAAGAATACATAGAGTCAAGGTTAAAATACGAGGATGGTGCGTTTGGCCATTGTATATCCTTACCTAATATATTTCAAATCAGCAAAACACATACAGAGCATCATAATAATTTACCCTATGGTAATATACTTAATTCTTGTTCATATCTAAAAGAAATATTTGATAGTTTTAAATCCGAAATCACTTCTTTTAGATTATTAAGAAGAAAGTCAAAGACCTCTTATGGTCTTCATCATGATAAAGATATGGGTGAAGAAATTGTGAGATTTCAGATACCAATTGTTCAACCTGAAAATAGTTGGTTGTGTATAACTGATGTAGATGAAATCGAAGAGGAATGGACGGATGAAAATACATATAGTATGTTAGAATTTGGTCGAAGGTTTGAAGACCACTATAGATGTTACCAACTACCAGTTGGTTATATGCATCATTTTGATACATCCAAAATACACACTCTTTTCAATGACGGAGATAAAGATAGGGTAACATTATTGATTGATGTGAAGTTGAATTCTTGGGTAGAGCAATTTATTAATAGTTTCAAGGTAAGATAACACTATTTATTCATATGAAAACAAAATCTTTGTTTGACCACATCACCCACATAACATCGAAACAGACTAAAAACTATTGGGAAAATTTAAATGATGCCGATAGAAAGACTTGGTCTAACTATATGGTTCACAGATTCCTTTCGATGAATATGAATTGGACAGATTTGGTCAATGAAATACAAAAATATAAATTAGAACCAAAAGACTTATACCGATTGTATACCGAGATATTACCAAAAGGTAAACAATGGTTGAGATACACAAAGGGAAAAAAGGTTATGAAACATCCTGAATGGGTTGTAGAAATTGTTACAAGATATCATGAGGTTAGTACCAAAGAAGCTAATGAATACATTGACATATATTATAGTTCCGAACAAGGTAAGGCAGAATTGAAATCTATACTTCAAAAATTTGGCTCAGAACCAAAGGAGATTAAAAAACTAAACTTACCATGATTTATTCAAAAAATGAATGGGACACATTAAGAGAAGTTTTTGTAGGTAACATAGAAAATCCAAACAATCCAATCAAGGGTAAAGACCTTCATTGTATTAACTATGCTGATAGAGATAACATTGATGATGTTCGAGAGGGTTATTATCCTAAACAAGTTATAGATGAGACTAAAGAAGATTTAGAAGAATTAGTATCTACTCTCGAATCATTTGGAGTAAAGGTTAAAAGACCTACGACACAAGATAATTCCAAACCATTCTTATCAAATGGTGAGTGGATGTCAGATGGTTATTACAATTATTGTCCAAGAGATAGTGTGATTGTTATTGGTGATACTATAATCGAATCACCTATGGCTTTGAGGTCAAGATACTTTGAAACATTTTCATTTCGTGATGATTTTATTGATTACATGAAGAAAGGTGCAAGGTGGGTATCAGCACCAAAACCAATACTAAGAGATGATTGTTATCAAAGAGAAAACTTAGATGAACTAACATTAACAGAGGTAGAACCAATATTTGATGCAGCAAATATCCTCAGATGTAATGATGATATATTATACTTAGTTTCCAATACAGGTAACAAGTTAGGGGCACAATGGTTACAAAATTTTCTTGGAAGTGAGTATAAAGTACATACTTTAGAAAATATGTATAGTTATGTTCACTTGGATTCAACAATTGCTTTGTTAAGAGAGGGATTATGTTTATTGAATCCTGAACGAGTTAATGAAGACAATCTACCTAAAGTTTTAAAATCATGGGATAAAATTTGGTGTACTGATATGGTGGATATTGGTTATTATCCAAACTATAATCATGCATCAACATGGGTAGGAATCAATCTGTTGTCGTTAAATTCAAATTTGGTTATATGTGACGAGAATCAAATCGAACTCCATAAACAATTGTATAAAAATAATGTGGAAGTAATTCCTATGAGATTAAGACACGCAAGAACACTCGGTGGAAGTTTCCATTGTGTAACATTAGACACCTTTAGGGAAGATTGATGTCATATTTGAAAATAGGAAATGTTGGTTGGTCAATTGAAGATACAGGTTTTGGAAATAGAATTCAATTTTGGGAGATAGCATACGAATTAAATAAGTACAACAATTTCGATTTCGAAATATTAGTTGAATCAGACAAGTGGTTAGAGACTAAGTTTATCGATTTTCCAAATACAAAATCATCCAAAGAATTATTTGATAAGTATGAAAACATACCAAGTATTGATGCAACCAAACCGTGGTTGACAAAGTTGGATAAAAATAAAAATTATTGGATTGAAGAAGAATGGCCACCCTATAATTTTGGCAATAATTTTTATGGTACATGGTTACATTTACTTAAATTAAAAGATAAGAACCTTGAATCCAAAATCAAAAAATTAGTAGGACAAAGAATTGGTATCCATGTCAGACATTGGCCAACAATAATTGATGACCCAAGAAAAGATTTAATACCAAGATTTGATTACGAAAGTAAAATGGAATATTTGAAAAAGGTCTTGGATAAATACCCAAATGATAAATTTTTCATAAGTTCTGATGTAACCTATGATAAACCTGCTACAGGCCCTTTGTTACCTAACTATCGTAAGGATTCTCATTGGTTATCAGAGATCTATAATGATTATGATGTTTTAGATTATAGAAACATCATGGAATTAGATAATTTATTACCAAATGAGTTTATAGAAACTACCAATATAGGTTGGATAAAATCGTTTGATGACGAAGGAAGGACTTTAAATGTATCTGAAAGACCTCTTTATTTTTATGAAGATACGAAATCAAATTTAGAATCAATTGAAAAATTATACGAATACAAAATACTTCGTGATGTTATTGATTTGTTTGGATTAATATATAGTCGTGAATTTATATCAGCAGAACATACGGGTCCTGATTCATCGTGGAGTGACTTCGTTTATATGTACAGAGAAAAATGCCAAGAATAGATTATGAAACTCTCGGTAAACTCATCGATATGGATGAGAAAGACTTAGAGTTTGAAAGAGTCACAAATTCAATAGATGTAGTGGATAGAGAATATGGTGTAGAAGTTATATTTGATTATTACAGACGACATGGATTCCCTCATTATCAGATTCGTGAGGAAGAAAAACACGACCATCTAAAAAAACTGAGAAAGTTTGATGTCGATACGATATTCAAAGACAATCAGATTGTACAAACTATGCACGGATTAAGACTATGTTGGACTTACCATCCACATTTTTGGGAAGTAAGATGTGGTAGTGCTAAAAAATCACCGATGGAAATATTCTTGGATGATGATATGTTCAAATCCACGATAAGAAAGTGTTGGAATTGGGAACTGAAACATTACAAAGGTGAAGATCCTAATGGAGAAAGAAATGTATTTCATGAAAATAGATTAAGACAATCAATAAAGATTTATAGTGGTACTCAATCCGTGAGTAACTTTAGACCAACAGCAGCAAAACTAATATACGAAAGGTATGGTGGAGATGGAGTTGTATGGGATATGTCTTGTGGATGGGGTGGTCGTTTGTTAGGTTTTTTATCCGCTAAAAATACCAAACATTACATTGGTACTGAACCATCCACAAAGACCTTTGATGGTCTAAATAATATGAGCAAAGATTTCAGTTATATTAAAAAGAAAGTAGATATATATAAACAAGGAAGTGAGACATTTCAACCGAAGTCAGAATCGTTAGACTTATGTTTTACCTCTCCACCTTATTTTGATACCGAAAAGTATTCAGATGAGGAAAGTCAAAGTTATAAAAAATTCCCTACCAAAGATGAGTGGGTGAATGGTTTTTTAAAAACAACTATAGAAAATTGTTATCGTGGACTTAAAAAAGGTGGTTATATGTTGTACAACATAGCAAACACACCCAAGTATAAGTTTATCGAGGAGGAGACTCAGAAGATTTCAACCTCTCTCGGATTCATACAAGAAGAAACTATTCAACTTACTTTATCAAGTGTTATGGGAGCTGGACATAAATACGAACCCATTTTTGTTTTTAGAAAAGGAGAATAGATGGAACCGACATTAAAAGTGAACTACTCAAATGGTTCAAACCTAACACCAAATCAACAACTGATGTTTAAAAACTTGGAGTGGGGTATAAATTTAGAATCAAGTACGATGTATTTAAGTTATGAAATAGACCAAGACCAATTATATGCGGTCATGACAAGGTTCGATAATTTTGTTAAAATCAATCCTAAACAAGATATAACATTAAACATTACTTCATATGGTGGTGATGTTTACGCCATGTTAGGTACGATAGATTTTTTCAAATCCTTACCTGTTAAAGTCAACACACATTGTGTTGGAGCTTGTATGTCAGCAGCAGCTGTGATACTAGCGTGTGGAACTGGTAAAAGGTCTATGACAGAGAACTCAACTGTTATGGTTCATGAGGGTTCAGCATTTGAAGGTGGTAAAACATCCGATGTATTGAAAGGAGCAGACCATTTGAAAAAACTACAAAAGAACATCAATAGGATACTCGGTGAAGTAACAAAAAAAGACCAAAGTTTTTGGGAAGGTGTATCTAAAAATGATTGTTACTTTACAGCACAAGAATGTTTAGAATATGGTATAATTGATGAAATTATTTCTTGACTTTAATAATATTTTTTCGTAAATTCTTATATCACATTAGGAGAACTATATGTCAGAAGAGACAAGTTTATTAGACATGAAAAGAAATTCAATCAAAGATACTCCAAAGTCAGAACCAACATCAGACAACATTGTTGAATTGATGGAAAAAGAATGGCCTGAGATGACTACGGAGTTTAAGAAATTACAAAGAGAACAATATGAATTGTTCTGTCACAAACAACATGATTACGGTCCTGGCAACATATCAGTTGGAACACAGCTGAAGACAAAGGAAGAGATAAACCTATCACTCACAGGTTTATGGTTTCGTATGAATGATAAACTACAACGAGTAAAAACACTATTGATGACTGGTAGAAAGTCAGCCGTACAAGATGAACCATTGGAAGATGCTTATCTTGATGTTTCAAACTATGGTATTATGGCAACAATCGTTGGTCGTGGAAAGTGGGGAAAATAATGAAGACAGCAAAATACTTTACGGCTACATGGTGTGGCCCTTGTAAAGCTTTCAAACCTGTAATGACCGAAGTAATGAACGAAGGTCATTCAGTACAAATACTTGATGTGGATGAGAACAAATCACTAGCACAACAATACAATGTTAGGTCAGTTCCAACCACAGTTATAGAAGAAAACGGAGTTGAAGTAGATAGATTCGTTGGTGGACTTCCAAAGGAATCTGTCATTCAAAAATTAAATGGCTAGAAAAAAATCAGTATCGTATAGTCAATTCGCGTTATGGGAACAATGTCCTTATTCGTGGAAACTACAATATGTAGATAAGGCTATACCTTGGTCAGATAACATACATACTTTATTTGGTAGTGCGATGCACGAAGTATTACAAGAATATCTTCGTGTAATGTATACCAAGAGTATTGTTGAAGCTGACAAATTACTCCTCGATGAAGAACTTGAAGATAGAATGAAAAAACTATTCATGGAAATAATGCAAAGAAATGGTGGTGAACAATTCTGTACCAAAGATGAGATGACAGAGTTTTACAACGATGGTCTAAAGATTATTGATTTCTTTAAGAAGAAACGAGGAATGTACTTTAGTAAAAAAGGTTATGAGTTACTTGGTATAGAAACCGCACTTAATTGGGACTTACCAAAAAATCTGAAATTTAAAGGGTTCATTGACCTAATTATTAAAGACAATATCAGAAATCGAATCAAGATTATTGATATTAAAACATCATCATGGGGTTGGAACAAATACGCAAAGGCTGATAAAAATAAAACAGACCAACTCTTATTGTATAAATCATTTTATTCAAAACAACACGATGTTCCATTAGATAGAATCGATGTTGAGTATTTCATTGTTAAGAGAAAACTATACGAAGGTATGGATTTTCCACAAAGGAGAGTTCAGACATTCGCTCCAGCTAATGGTAAACCCTCTATTAACAAGGTAATCAATCGACTCCAACATTTTATGGATGAGTGTTACAATGATGATGGTACTTTCAAAGATGTTAATTATGAAAAATGTAGAACAAAGAAAGATTGTAAGGCATTTACTAAATGTAAGGATTTACCATGAATGTAGTTAGACTAAGATTGAAGATGACAGATTTTTTAGATACCGAAATAGAAAGTTGGGTAATCAACAGAATCAATGAGATTTATAAAATAAATCAATTCAAGTTACATCTTTGGTACGAAAATGATGAAGTCACTCCAGCACAAATAAAAGAATTTATCAAGAAGTACGAAAAAGAATTACATTTCAAGACGACAATAAAATCCTCAAAAGAAATTGAAAGAAACGAATTTGTTTGGTATGATATAATTGATGAAAAGGATAAGGAAGTGGCAAGTCGTACAAGATTCACTTATGTTGGTGATGTTGTAAATGGATTAAATCAATTTGAAGAAACTCTAAGGTTTTGTTTGAAACCAAAAAGTGAAACACCCATCAGAAAACAAAAAAGGAATGATAATCAATGAAACGAGTCGGTATCGTAGGTTCTCGTACATATACTAATCGTAGAAAAATAAAAGAATTTGTATTCAAGCTCAAAGAACAATTCGGAGATAAAGTAGAAGTAGTTAGTGGGGGACAAAAATTAGGTGCCGATGGGTTTGCTAAAAAGTTTTCACTTGAGTTCGACATGAAATATGTAGAATTTCCACCAAGACACTACACATATAATCAACATTGTATATTAGACGAATCTCATTACGGAAAAAGATATTTTCCAAAAAATTTCACCGACAGAAACAAACAGATAGTGGAGTATAGTGATTACATTGTGGCCTTTATGAACAAAGGTGAGTATACAAGAGGTACTATGAATACCATTGAGACGGCAGAAAAAATGGGGAAAAAGGTAATAATTTTGAATTAGATGATACTTATATATATGTATATATAAGGAGATGTTATGAAAGCTGACACTAAATTGACATCGGTAAAGGTTTTAGATAGGTTGTATAAAGACTTTAGAGTAAAATCATTAAGTGAAGAGTTCACATTACAAAAACTCGTGAATAGGTCTATACACAAGTTTCTTACCGATGAGGATTATCAAATAAACATTAAACAACATCGTGACTTAAAAGTTAGCGGTAGTAGATTTTAGAGTAGGTTATGGCAAAGAAAAAAATATTATTGTTATCCGATGATTTAAGGATGAGTAGTGGAGTGGGTACGGTTTCTAAAAACTTCGTACTCGGAACAATACATAAGTATGATTGGGTTCAGGCTGGTGGAGCAATTAAACATCCTGAAGAGGGTAAGATTGTCGATATGAATCAATCAATTAGAGAAGATACGGGCATTGAAGATGCTAATCTAAAAATATATCCAATTAGTGGATATGGAAATCAAGAATTGGTAAGACAATTAATCAACATCGAAAAACCTGATGCTATACTCCATTACACCGACCCAAGATTTTGGGTTTGGTTATATCAAATGGAACATGAAATCAGACAAAACATTCCAATATTTTATTACAACATTTGGGATGATTTACCTTATCCAAGGTACAATGAAAATTTCTACGAATCTTCTGATTTAATCATGAATATATCAAAACAGACAGTTAATATCGTTGAACAAGTCTGTCAAAATAAACCAAGAACAGATTGGGATTGTACCTACATTCCACATGGGATACCTGAGGAAACATTCTTTCCTATTGATAAAGATGATAAAGAATTGAAAGCATTTAGGAAAAAGGTTTTACATAATAAGGATAAAGATTTTATCATTTTTTGGAACAATAGAAATATTAGAAGAAAATTACCAAGTGATGTTATAATGGCATACAAAACATTCTGTGATAATTTACCTAAAGAAAAGGCTGAGAAGTGTTTACTACTGATGCACACCGCACCAAAAGACCAAAACGGAACAGACCTACCTGAAGTGGTTAGAAATATATGTCCTGATTATGAAGTCATATTTTCTCATCAAAGATTAGATGATAAACACATGAATTTCCTTTACAACATCGCCGATATACAAGTCAACATAGCAAGTAATGAAGGATTTGGATTAGGTACAGCAGAAGCAGTGATGGCTGGGACTCCGATGATTGTTAATGTGACTGGTGGATTACAAGACCAATGTGGGTTTGAATTAAATGGTAAACATATTGACGAAAAAGACTATAAAGAAATTGTATCACTGCACGACAGAGACAAATGGGAACACAACGCCGATTTGACTTGGGGTGAATGGTGTAAACCTGTATGGCCAGCATGTCGTTCACTTCAAGGTTCAATACCGACACCATATATTTTTGATGATAGACCAAGATGGGAAGATGTCGCCGTAAGATTTAGGGAATGGTACGAAACACCTTCTGATAAAAGAAGAGAGTTTGGATTAAAAGGTCGTGAATGGATGTTGAAAGAAGAAGTTGGATTATCAGCAAAACATATGTGTGATAGATTCATAGACCACATGGAAACCGCTTGGAAAAAGTGGACACCTCGTAAACGATTTACAATGTACAAAGCTTAGGAGTATTTATGAAACCAATAATGGTAGTTACAGCACCTGTAGGAACAAGAAGTGGTTATGGAGCACATAGTAGAGATATTTGTCGTAGTCTAATTGATTTAGATAAGTTTGATGTTAGAATATGGCCTGTAAGGTGGGGAAATACACCACAGAATGCTTTAAGTGAACAGAATCCCCAAGATTTACCAATCATCAAAAGACTTTTACAGACACCTGAAATAGAAAGACAACCCGATATTCATGTACATATTGTTGTACCAAATGAGTTTCAAAACATAGCCAAGTATAATATTGGGATTACAGCTGGTATAGAAACAACCGCTGTACCACCTGTTTGGATTGAAGGGTTGAATCGAATGGACTTAAACATAGTACCAGCTAACTTTGTAAAACATACAATAGAAAATACAAAGTACGATAAACATGATGAGAATACAAAACAGAAAATAGGTGAGTTGACCAATCAAAAACCCGTTGAGGTATTGTTTGAAGGTGTGGATACTGATATATATGGAAAAACTAATGAATTCTCAAAAGAGTTATTAGAACAATTCGAACCAATCGAAGAAGACTTTTGTTTTCTTCATGTTGGACATTGGTTACAAGGTAATATGGGTGAGGATAGAAAAGATATCAGTATGTTGGTAAAAACATTCTGTGAAACATTCAAGAATCAAAAGAATCCACCAGCCCTAATTTTGAAGACAAGTGGAGCGACACCTTGTATAATAGATAGACAAGAAATATTGGGTAAGATTCGTGATATCAAAAGGTCGTTGGTTGGAGAACTACCAAATGTTTATGTACTTCATGGTGATTTGAGAGATGAAGAGATGAATCAATTGTATAATCATCCAAAAGTGAAGGCCCATGTTTCATTCACACATGGTGAGGGTTTTGGTAGACCACTTTTAGAAGCTACATTGAGTGAGAAACCAGTCATCGCTT